ACCGCAAAAATCCTTTTGAGTTCCGTAGGATCCATATGCACAAACTCCGGGCCATTGACAGGGCTATCTTCAAACTGACGGCCAAGATGCCAATAGTCAAGAGTAGACCTAAACTCGCCGGCGATACGATTAGGCTTGTAACGTAGTTCATTATACCTTCCTTGATAGCCGAAAATCTCATCATCTACAGCCGCGTCTCCGGCGCTGTAGAGTTCCGAGGTCATAACGGGTTGTTCGCCGAGATTGGCAAACTCTGGGAAAGGATAATCGAAAGTCGTCCGACGATCCCATTGCTTCTGAAGGCCGGACTGATACGCAGGCACCGGAGCGACACACATAAGGCCAATAATTACACAGTACTCGGGGACGCGATACCGTATGGGCTTAGTCTGATCCACGACGATACCATGACCTGCAAGATTGCCTTGAGAAGTGCTCCCAGACGCACTTGCCGAGGTCTGGAGGACCTCCGACACGATAACTGGCGAAATACTACCACCGAGGTACTCGGGCCGCTGTAAACGATCATCGCCCATGTTTACTCCGAAATGGGAATATACGAATTCGCCATACCGCACACCAGCTCGAGCATTTCTCTCGAGCCATTTCTGGGTTTGAGCGAGAAGCCGGAGATCATTGAAATCGAACGACGAAATCGAGTCAAAAATCAGCTCGTTATTGTTCAAGCCAGTAGCAAGAACGTTTCCCTTCGCCATCAATTGTACGTCATCTATTGACCCGGAAGTCTGCCCATCAGTCAACTGAAGGGTTTGCTGTCCCATAGCTCGATCAGCCCGTACCGGACGATCATTGCCGTTATCAAAAACGGTTACACCCATCGTAGCCGGAAGGTCAGCCGCCCAATGGGCGGATCCTGAAACAGACATGGGCATAGCGAGAGCATCGCCACGATAAGGCCAAGGAAGAGCAGTGGTGAAATAATCCTTTTTCCAGCATTTGGTTTTAAGGGTTAAATCATCGAGATCGACGGGATCATCCCAGTTTTGATCCCGAAGATACTCATTATAAATCATATTGTACGCACGAACAGGCCACGCGGCCGGGTATCGTGCGGTCGCACCGGACGAAACGAAAGGCGACTCGGGCGCGACCGGATATCCAATATAATCCCAAAGCGTTCCCGGAACACACTGCGTCTCGGGATTGGTGGGGACTATCGAGGGAATAGTTCCGACAGTTTTACCATCTTCGCCACGAGTAATAGTTGCTATCCATGTCGGATCCAGGAGCCGATAGGGAACGGCCCAATAATGAATTAAACAATCAATCTGATGAAGGGGCGGCGCAACCATTGGTTGAAACCGAATCACGATTTCATCAGATATAGACCAAATATCGCCTGGAATTGCTTCATCAGCGAGAATGGGAACCCAGTAACCCATATCCAGCGTTAACTTCATCTCGTAATCGAGCTTGCACATCGACCTACCGGGCGACACTGCGCCGACAAAATCAAACACTTTCATTGCCATTTCCTCCCCTTGTAAGCTTCGAAGTTATATTGATCAATATATCGATCAATCATCTGATTGACGGCTTTACCATGTGCGCCTTTAGCCGCCTTTGCGCGAGCCTCGCGTTCTTCGGCCGCCTTTCTTGCTGCCTTGGCAGCCGCTTTACGCGCCGCTTCCTGTGCAGCATCACTTCCTGGATCCTTATAATAATTATCGGCGCCGAGGCGCATTTTGCTCTCTAAAAATGAGAACCATGAACCCAGGCCTAAAGGACCTGGGTGCATATTCGATGGTGTACCCATCTGGGTATATATGCTCGCGTCATGCTCCGCAACATCGGCTTCAGCCTTCATTTTCCGCTTCTGCTGTTCAAGTAGCTGAAGCTGGGCATGAGTTGTTGCGATATCCGCCGCACCGCGCAGGAGCGCAATCCGCGCTTGTTTTAACTGCGTATTGGCGTTCATTCGCGCAATCCGGCTATTCTCTTTCGAGATAGCTGTATTTTCAGCCTGGTTTATCGCATTGCCCAGATCAGGACCGCGTACTTGTATAGGACCGGACGTAGAGGCCGCGGATCCTGCCGCCAAAGTAGGCGACAGGCCAGCCGCGATCAAGTCCTTTACCCGCCGTTGAACGGCGGTATTCTCTCTATGTTCTGTTTTTTTGCGCCAAAAGTCGTTTACCGCAAATTCGCTAGCGAACTTAGCAACTTCGCCCATCACCGCTAAACCAGACATAGACCCCCCTTTAGACACCTAAAGGTGTCATAACGCACTATATAATCAAGTAATTCCATAGTGCGTTAATCCATAGCCGGTGATACCGGCTCATCCTGTCCGGGTTCGGACATTCCCGGCCGGCCTTGTTTGGACTCGGACTGCGCCTGTGCTGCAGAGCTGCTTTTTCGGTCGCCGAGGCGCATTGGGCGCCGCTCCCTTATGCGCTCTTCTGCCGCTCTTGCTACGTCCTTAGCCTCCATCACGCCGAAGCCGGGTTCCCGAAAGGGATCCGACGGAACTTGATCCCATTCTTCGGGAATGTCCGAACCCGGAGGATAGTCATACTCCGCCTCATTAGCAAGGCGGAGTTGCTGTCCTGCCTGGAGCATACGCTCGACTCTTTTTGCCAACGGTAAAAAACCGTTGTTTTCCACTTTGGAAACTAGTCCACGCTTCCTAAAGATTTCTGCCATTCCTTTACCTCCAAATATAGAAGCCCCCGGCCTGAGGAATAGGCCGGGGGCAAGGTGTGCCGGGTTATTTCTTTTTGTCGAACTTAACCCGAAGATACTTGATCACATAGCCGATGATCGCCGAGGCGAACATCATGCTTACCTGCTGGACAGCATCCCAATCCATTATTCATCCTCCTTCTTGGTAATTGATTTTCCAAAAACATCAAGCCCTGCATATACCAACGTAGCTGCATTTGAATTTGGAATAAGGTCAAGGACCGTAGTAGTAAGATCATCGAGATCCACCTGCATTGCTAGGCGATACAGGTTTATGTCTTGGATCTGCGGGGCATCTTTCGCCCCGTTGCAGAATTCCCGAATGGCCGTCTCGTCATTCGGGAAAAAAGACGGACGAGAAACCAACTGCTCGGCGATCTCGTCCCACATCACATAAATATAGGCTTTCATAGCACACCTCTTTTCCGGCTCTCTTGAGCCGTCATTTCTAGCTCTCGCTGACGGAGAGCATCGCGCGCCACTTCCCGGCGCGTGATATTATCATCACCTAAAGAACGCCAATTGTCAACAATTATTTCTAATTCTTCCAGCGAAAGAGTCGAGTCGATTTTTAGCTTGTCTTTATAATACCGCGGGATGGAGACCCGGATCCCATTAAGAGTAATACCATTTTCATAAATCTTGTCACGGTTATCATTTGCCCAAGATAAACCGAGTCCCCTTGACATAAGACGAAATGGGCTTTGTCGATCAACGTCTGCACTGCTAACTCCGAACTTCTTTGACACATAACCCGCAACGTATGCGCAACTACGCGGGGTAACGTCTCCGACATCCACAAAACCAAACGACCATGTTTTGTTAATAATCTCGGGATCCTCCGAACCGAATAGAATAGCATGATAATGCGGTCTATGAGTTCCGTCATAAGAATCTCCATACTCGCCACAGGCGAAATACTTAATAGACTTAGGCGGGTAATGCTTACGCACCCGCTTTAACCATAATTGCACATCGGAAATACTCAACTCATCTGGGACATGATCATCATCAAATGTGAGCGTAACAAACGACTTTTTTTCATGATAGTTAGACTCATGGAGAAGCCTAATCGCCCACATACGGCGATAATCCTTGATACAACCAATACAACGTCCACAAGGTATTTTCTGCATTACTCCCTCGTCGTTTTTTCTTAACCATGGGGATACACACATAATAACCTTTAATTGAAGTGGCCCCCCCCTAAAAGGGGAGGGGCTTTAGTCAGAAACGAGTTCCACCTCGAGCTACTTTGTAGTAACGAAGGGAACGTCCGCGCTTACGTCCGCGGGATTTTCCGCGGGATTTCCTAAAAGAACGTCTATACTTCATTTTCACCTCCTTAATGATCAATAAGGCCAGGCCTAGCGACCATCGGGATCGGCCTCAAAGCACGAATCCGATGACCAATAGTAGCCAAAAGACCATGGCTCCCAGTATGAACCGCAAAAATCCTTTTGAGTTCCGTAGGATCCATATGCACAAACTCCGGGCCATTGACAGGGCTATCTTCAAACTGACGGCCAAGATGCCAATAGTCAAGAGTAGACCTAAACTCGCCGG